GTACGGAGAAATTTTCACCTGCTGTTTTTGTCTGGCAGCTGCAGTTTTGGCAATTTGGGTCGCGGTGGTGACCGTAGGAATTGTTACAGACAAACTATGTGACCTGATCTCCCGGGTCATATGGGGTAAAGATGATGTGTTGCTAGAGTGGGAATTCAACACAGGGGAGAATTGTGCATTAAATACGGCACGGGGTCTGTCAAGCCCCAGACTACGCCCTAGAGGCAAGTTGACGAAATGTTTGGAGTCCTTAGCTCGACTCAGCAAAACGGATAAGTTATTCCGAAGGCGGTGGATACCAGACCTCCCTGAAGAACATACGAATCCCGCTGCGGCATTTATGGCAGCTTGTCACAAAGGCGGAGTAAGGATCCTAGCAATAGGATCCATTCCCACGAACACGGACGAAAATGGTCCCGGCAAGCTTGATTATTTGAAGCTTATGATTGAAGATGGGTCTGTCCAACTTGTCTTCCCGGACCTTGTCAGTTATTTGGTTGTATATGGTGCCTTTAGACCAAGGAACTCTGCAACCTTACTTAGCCTGAAGTTCAGGGCCTTAGAATGGATCAAGAAGAGGTCCCTGAACACGTTAGACATAGCTTCAGGCTTTGCATCAAGTGTGGCCTTCGGATTTGCCTGCTCGACCTTTGAGTCCGGCGCAATTTCAACCGTAGAGCACGCGATGGCTGACTTAGACGTGTTATCAGCTTAGGACAGCATGGTGAAACTAGAAGGTCTTTGCGTGGGGACGTCAGAGGTGAGATTACGCGAAGATGCTGAGTTGGATATAGGATGTAACCATAGCTGCGATAGCAAACGGACGATGACAACTGCAATACCATGTCCGGTTAGGGGAACTTGGGTACCCGCCGTACATGCCAATTGCTACCACAACGAGGTACGTGCATTGGTCACGCGTTCCTTGAAACCCACACCCGGGCCAGCCGAGGGAGGCAGAGCACACTTAAGACGAGCTTTCGAGCAGATCAAACGTGTGGCCTCTCGGTATGGTGGTCAACAGTGGGGTTACGATGAGACTGCGCATTCTTATACGGGTGCTCTGCGCAGGAGATACTTGGAGGCAAAAGCGTCGCTATTAGATGAAGGTCCTGTTTGTTCTAGGGACACTAAAATCAAGGCGTTTTTGAAAGCCGAAAAGGTGCGGGTGGATGTTGTCTCGAAACCGAGGATGATTTTTCCAAGATCTCCTAGGTACAACTTACATATCGCCAGTTGGCTTAAGCCGTTTGAACACTGGCTTTGGGGTAACCTAAAGTCAGGGGCTCTTTCCTGTGTCGGAAACTCACGTGTGGTAGCAAAGGGTCTAAATCAAGTCCAACGTGCGAATCTGATAGCGCGCAAAATGCGTGGCTTTGCGGATTGCGTTGTTTTTGAGGTTGACGGAAGTTCTTTTGAGGCGCATATCACAAAGGAACAATTAGAACTGGAACACTCAGTTTACCTGAAGGCTTATCGAGGTGACTCCGATTTGCAGAAGGCGCTGAGTTATCAACTGTTTAATAAGGGTAAAACCTTTAATGGAGTCAAGTTTTCCAGAGAAGGCGGAAGAGCCAGCGGGGATTTTAACACGGGCATGGGCAATTCGTTGATCATGTGCGCAGTCGTCAGCAACAATGGGGGTCTTAAAACGCCCTTACGACATGTTGGTTGACGGTGACAATGCGTTAATATTCCTGTCTGGCAAGGACGTCGACTTCGTTCGGGGAAAATTCCATAATACAGCTTTGTACGTTTCAGGTCATGAGATTGTTCTGGAGAATCCGGTAAGCGTCTATGAAAAAGTTCGATTTGGGCAATCGGGTCCCGTGCAATGTTCCAAGAGGGGTAACATTATGGTTCGTGACTGGAGAAAAGTTCTTAGCCAAGCCACCTCCAGCCATCACAACCTACCCTCACCAGCTTTCTCCAAGAAGTATTTGAGAGGAATAGCGCTGTGTGAGGCCTCTTTGGGCAGCGGTATACCGATAGTTTGGAAGTACACCCGTAACCTACTGAAATTAACGGAAAACACAAAGATAGCCGATGTACGAACCATCCGCGAATATCAGTACTTGGGAGTCGACGTGGACAATTTGGACTCTGTGGACGTTACAGAACCAGACGAGAAGACAAGGCTCAGCTTTGAAAGGGGGTGGGGGTTAACCATCGCTGAGCAGCTCCTCATAGAAAGGGAATTGGACGATATGTTGCTAGATACTAGCAAGTCGGACAACTACCTGAGTCTCGATGAGGCCTTGTCATTAGTTGAAGATCTGTGACGTGTTATTGTATCAGACGGACGAAACGACTGAGCGTGGTGTCTAAGAGCCTGCGGCGGTACTTTAATCGGTGCCGGGTTGGTCTTTGTTACGAATCGGTTAGTAGTTGGAAAGCGATCGGTTGGACCGCTCCTTCGGGGAGTAGTATATACCGGTACGGGGATCCGGCTGTGCTTGCCACCCTATCTTTGCTGCCAGTGGTATGTAGTCGTAACCGCAAGGTGAATCCCCTTGACGGGGGAACGCGGCCAATTAAGGGTAACGGCATTGAGAAGGAGGTTAAACCAACCAGCCACCGCTGTAGCACAGTACCCGTATCAGGGAGAGCCTTATGGCTCGATTGTATGAAGGGGTCCTCCCAGAGTAGCGCTGCGTACAACAAAAAGCGAGAGGTGTAACATGGCCAGGTTTCTTTTATCTGTTCGCACATCGTTAGTCACGAGACGCTAGTTGCCAGGTGGTTTGGCATCAATTGGATGTGGTGAGGTCCCACATTCTCTTAGTATTGGTACCTGGTTCACTCGGTTTCCTCAACACCGGGGGTGTGTGCACCAGACAGCACAGCCGTTACAACTGCGG